TGATCGCTCTCTCAACACCTTAATGCTTTAAAAAAATACTTCCAGTAATTCTGGTTCTAATTCTCGTTGGTTAGAACCTGATTATTTATAGGCGTAAAAAACCGCCATTAGGCGGTTGATCTATTTGTATTTCCTAAACCCAATAATCCTATTCGCATAAAGCAACCTATCGGTTTTCTTATGAGCTTTCCAGCCAATATTGATAGTTAGATATCGCGCACCTAATGGCATTTGGCATTCAAACTGAAAGCTGCTTTTAAATAGCTTTAGCTCATACCAGAACCCAACACCTTCCACGCCTTTAGAATAAACACGGCAAGCTGTTTCTTTGGGACGGCTGAATAGCGCATAGTGAAAGCCATATGCGCAATTGCGCCATAGCCACATGAGACGGCAGTAATATCGAATTAACGCGCTACGGTCATAGTCTGTTTGTGTCCAGGCGCGTGCAAATGCAAACCAGTGATCAGTGTTGTACACGCCATACCACCACTCATCCACGGCATTATCATGCGTTTGAAACCAATACAGCGGTGTGATGATGTAATCACGAAATGTGCCAGCCTCTATACGCCAGCGCTTTACGTAATCAGTACGTAAACGCGAAGTGACAAAGCACGCCACAATTGGCGACAGTAGATAGCAGACTAGCTCGATGGCCAGCGCAGGGATAAAATACAAAAGCCAGAGTAAAGCGTTCATGGTTTTCCTTCGTCGTGTTCAATGGATTTTTCGCAATGGTTAAGGTCAATTTTGTGCAGCAACTTACACAGCACGCATGCCCACTTTTCACCGCGCTTGCTGGCTTTGGCTGCTCTACTACTGATTAGCTCATCCTCATGGCCACCAAAAGCCGCATTGGCTAACTGGTCGTAAGATTTAGCTAACGTCCAAGCGCGTGTGCTGCCACTAATAATCGCAAGCAGCATCCAGACTGCTGCGACAAAACTTGCGAGTTGGCACAGCAGAAAGATGCCGATCATTAGTAAGCGAGATTTCATTACCAGGTAATTGCAGTTAAAGCTTCAATCGCTTGCGCTTCAGTGATAGTCTCGCTTACATGCAACGCTTCAACTGCGACAAATAAACTTTGCTTTTTGCTTAATGCATTTTGATATGCGCTCGCTACAGCAACGACCACTTGCAATGCATCAGTAAAGCTAAGCGCGTGGTCGATGTTATCAAAGTCATAAAACACAACACCTTCCCCGCCAGCGGCTTGGCTTAATCGCATTGCTGCGTCGAGCTTAACTGCGCTGTCAAATCCACCATCCCAGACTTTTTCTAGTGCTGATACAGGTGCAATCGCGGCGGCATCGTATGCTTTGCGGATTTCTGCGAGTTTGTCCGCTTTAATCTCATTGAGCGTTGGTGGCGGTTTTACATATTCGACGACCACGCCATCAACCACGTCTAATTTATTTAGTTGAGCATGTGTAAACTTTGTGTAAAGCGCGTCTGGTATATCAAGCGCGTCGGCTGGTATGTTTTTTGATGCGCCGACGACATAGACACCATTTGTTGATTTTGAGTACTTTGCTTTCATGATTTATCCTAATTTCCTGCTGCGATCATAAATAATGACGAACTTGCCGTGCCATTTCGATGCCATCCGTATGTCGTTAAAGTTTTTGACGTCACTGCGGGCGCGGAATTTAATGTGCCAGCGTTGAATTGTGTGAGATGTATGCCAAAAACCTGATTTGGAAATGCAAGCGGGAAAGTAGCAGTGCCAGAAACCGTACTGCCAGGCCCACTATTAATGTGCCACTGTATAATAAAACCCATAAACCAATCTGGGAATTTCAAAAATCCGCTTGGCGTAAATGAGTAAGAAAATCCAGCGGCAATCGCCATCTTTGACATAGCGCCACGAATCCAACTCGTGCTAGCTGCAATAGCGCTGTCGTCTACAAAAGTAGGGTCACTTGCGGCTGTGACAACTTCTGACGCGCCTACTTGTTTAAACGTCAGTCCAGTAACCCCAACCGTCACCACACCATCATTAGTGATTTGCCAATTTGTATCAGCATTTACGGTACCTTCTTTTGCGCGGATAATCATGCCGCCAAACAACTCAGCGCCTGTGTCGGCTGCTGGGTCTCGCGTGGCTGGTACCGCTGCTCCATTCCAAACGTAAATACCGCGATTAACGAGCGTTGCGTTGTCTTTCTCTAAAAACGTCTCGCCGATTACCATTGCGGTGCCGTCAATATTTGCACCTGGTGCGGCAAGGTTGATCGCTGCAGTTGATGCCACGCGCACGATTTTGTCGGCAGGGCCTTTTACAATATTTTTAATGGCATCACGTAATTGCGTTGGTACTGTGTGATCTGGAGTAAGTCCCCCAGCTTCAATGACAGGGTCTAAAGCTGCCCACGATGCTTTTGGTTCTAATAACTCAACTGCATCAGCAGTAGTTATCCGTTCTTCCACTGCATTTTTAAGAAATTGTGTGCGACTTGCTAATTGCTTTGCTTGTAGGTTATCGATACCTTCTTCACCACCTAATACTGGGTCGTCCGTCTCTAGCTGGTATATACCAGCTACCCAGTCACTGCCTTCTAATAAATTTGCCATTGTTTACTCCTGTTAAATCGTTATTAAGCCGCGTGTGTAGGTGCCGTTGCGCGTTGCCATGCCGTTGTGCCTGAGTGCCGCTGCGGTGAAATCTAAATCAACTAAATGGCAGCAGTTGCGCTTTACGGATGCGATCATGCGTAGAATTTGTTGAGATTGATCTATGGTGATTGGGCGCTTTAAGATGATGCGGAATGTTGCCCACATGGCTGGGCCACCACGGCGCCGATATCCGTTGCGAGTTGCCTCACCGTTATGCTTAATACAGTCTGCACGTTCGATAAGGATTGCATCGGCATGACCACGTATCGCTAGCGCACGATAAATGGCGCTAGGCGTGCCTTTGTGTTCGTGGATTTCAATTGACTCTTTAATGGCATGACGTTTTTTTTCTTCTGACCAGTCAGTTTCCCAGTCATCTACTGACATTTCCCATGCCAGCCATGGCAGTAGGTTACGAGGGCAGGTGTCAGCATTCCACATTTCAGGCACTAGGGCAGGGTTATCATATTCTGTGATGACCTTTTCTACTGCGCGCTCTAGTTGAGTGGTGTTGCGTGGTAGTAGTGAGTTCATGATGTGATCTCGATGATTTCAACTACGATGCTTGTGCAATAGGCGGCTTGTTGTTTGGTGACAGCAATGCTTTCTAATATGTTTAGCTCTACATCCCACACGCCTTCTTGTTTAGCTGCTTTGTGAAAGCCTGCGATGGTGTGGTTGGTGCCTAGTCGGTGGCTTTTGTTGGTGTAGTCTGCCAGTGCTGTTTCTGCGGCAGCTTTGATCAGTGTGTGATCTGGGCCGTTATATACGCGCAAACCAGCGATTAGGCTATATGTGATGATTTCTGCGGCTTCGACGATGACTTCTTCTGATAGTGGTCTAACGGTTGCAGTGTTTAATGCCTCATTTACCACTGCCAGCACTGGTGCAGATGGCACCCCTTGGCCCTCGCGCGATAATACGGTGACTAGTGTGGTGCCTGGTACTGGGCTGGTTGCAATGGCATCTTTCACTTGACCTGATGCGCTGCGTGCAAAAAAACGATAGGCTTCTGTTGGTCCAGCGCTTGAGTAGGATTCTGGCTTAAGTGCTACACGCTCACGAAAGTCGTCATCTGACTCTAGTATTTGCTCAATTGGCGGGAATGCTTCTAGGTCTTCTTCAACAATGACCAACCTAGTTTCACCGCGATAATACGTGTAGGCAATATGGTCTAATGTGGCACCTGTTGCGTATGCAAGTAGCAATGACTTTGCTTCATCGTTATAACGAGCAAGCAGTAGCATTTCGCGCCATGCTGCTACTTGCATTAGTTTAGTTAATGGCTCGGACTCTAACGCTAGTGTCTCTGCACATGGTGGGTGCAGTTCTATTAGCTTGTTTTTATAATTTGTGAGTGTGGTTTCAAAGTCAAGTGCGACTAAGACCTCCGGTGCAGGTAACTCTGCAAGATTAATTGCTACTGTCATCTCAGTCCGCCCAATGGGATGTTAAGTGATATTGTGTTGCCAGCCTGTGGGCCATCTGTACGGATTGCTTCCATATCAATGATGGTTTCACCTTCATTGGTGCCGAGGTAGATGCTTATTTTCCTGATAGCGATTCGTGGCTCCCACTTGGCTAATGCCATGACGGTTGCTGCCATTAGCCGTAAATTATTAGGTTGGTTGTGTGGGTGATCGATTAGCTCTGGTAGCAATGAGCCGTAATCGCGGCGCTCTATGCGTGTGCCTGTGAGTGTAGTGAGTATGTCGCGGCAGCTTTGCCAGATATGTTCGATATCGGTTAGTCTGCGGCCAGTGGTTGCGTTCATACCGTGGCTGATCATACTGGTTGACCTGTGTTGCTTCCACCTGCCACGACTCCTGTATGGAGATGGTGGACAAGGCTGATGCCATCGGCAATGACATCACCTGTAATCTGAGCGCCAGTATTTTCCCCTGCATAACCAACCATTCCGTTTTCGTAGGTGAATAGATCTTGAGTGTTCACTTTGCCAGTGAAGGTGACTTGTGGGCAATCAAATGTGATTTGTTCTGCCGCTTGTACGAGTGCTGTTTTAATTCCGATTGCATTTAGCGACCCAGTGACGTGGTTATAGCTAATACGTGCGCCATCTGGGTATTCACGAACGTGTTCGGCTGGATTGTTGCTTGGTGCATCAAAGGCGTCACAATAAAGCCCTAATAACACCATGCCAGCGCCTACCTCGCCACTTGGGCTTAAAATTAAGCATTGCTCTCCGATGGTTGGTGGATCCCAATCTTGCGTTGTGCCGGCTCTGGGGCTAAACCATGTTAGCCAACCTGTACGCAAGCCACCGCTAGTGACGCGGCAACGTTTTTGTACGTGATCTACCTCGGCAATCGTGCCAACACGAATGAGGTTTTCGATGAGTCTTGATAGGTGAGCTAAATCCATGCGTTGAATTTAACTAAGAGTTGTATTTGCGTGTGTTTGCGCTAGTTCTAATTGGTTTTTTTAGAACATGAGAGGGCTACTAGTTTGCCAGGTGGTCGATGATTGTGTCTTTGATATGGTCTTTATCTGCATTGGTAAAGCCTAATAGCTGCCTGATTGGGTATTGGACAGTGAGTGTGCGAATACGGCTGACACGATCTCTTAAGCCGAATTGATGCACCTTAGCGATGCGCTCAGATTTGCTGTTAAATGATACTTCAGCATTGTGATCGGTTGATTTGTATTTTAGATGGCGGTTTAAGCGGATTTTGGCAAACATTGCGCGACGAATGCGGCCTTTTTTTAGCCGCATTTGTGGTTTTCTGGCTTCAAAGCTTGATCCGTCTGGGTTGCGTTGGTCTGCTATGCGCTGTGCTTGCGATGCTCTTAAGTCAACGGCTATTTTTCTGGCCAGTGATTTTCTGGCAGTGCTTGATAGGTTTTCTATTAAGCCTTGTGCAAAGGCTTCGAGTTGAGCTAAGTCTTGATCCATTTTATATGATGACGATTTCTAACGGGACTTGCAGTACTTCTTGATTGTTAGCGAACAGCTCCCAGCCAACCGGACCTGTGATATCCAATAATTTTGGCTCTTCAGCATGGCGGGCGACTAGTTTGCCTGATTCTAATGTGACAACCACGGCTTCTGTTAGATTGAGGGTGATGCTAATGTCTGTCGTTTTGTGATTGATGGCTTCAGCCTCAAAGCTCATGCCACCGTCTGCACGGCCAGTGAGCAGGTTTGGTTGATGCTCACGCACCCAAACTAGTAGCGGGATAAATACTGTATCTGAGTGGGCGCTGTAATCTGTGATCACAATATTTAAGGTGTAATGGTATTCAAAGCTGAAGTTTGGGGCTTGGGTGCTGACTATTTGCCCTTTATCAATAAATACCAGCATGCGGTCTGGGTTTTGTTTTAGTTCTGGTAGTGCGACCTCTAAAGCTGATCTAAGGCTTTGTGGTTTGTTCATGGTGCGGCAACTCTATCAGCAGTAATGATATCTTGCGCAGCAGTGAGTTGAATGGCTACTTCGTCGCATTCGCTGGCGAAATTGATAAGAAATTCAGAAGCCTCTTGAGATAGTTCGGCTCGCGTTTCACCATGACTGATGATGGTGCTGGCGCTAGTTTCGGTGGTGATATTTCCACAGGTTTGAGAGGTGGAGGCAGTGATTGGGATGCGCAACTTGAGATTGTTAGCGCGCAGATCAGAAATAATAGTATTTTTGGTACTCTTAACATTTTGTAGTTCCTTTAAAAGTTGAGCGTCTTTATCGGCCATGGCTTGGGTGTTAAGTTGCTCTTGCTTGCGGTATTTTTCCTGAAGCTCGGTTATTTTGTTGTTGGCGGCGGTTAGCTCTGTATTGGCGCGAGATAGCCATAGTGCCTTTTCAGCTTTTTCACCTAGGCTAAATTGTTTCTGTCCGTATAGATAAATCTGTGTCACAACAAGACTTATTAAAATTAAGAATATGATTACTTTGATCCAAAGTGGGATTATTAACCCTACACCATTTATAGACTTAGGTGCTTTCCAAAGAGTGCCGAGTCCACTCATGATTCAACTCCATTTTCTATATGTCGATCATATGCACGCACTAATTTGATGTCGTACATATTATTTTTATAGGCAGGGCCGTTGTATATGCGTGCGAACTCTGCCCATTTTCTAGCCTTCAAAGCTTTATGCAGGGAAGGGTCTGCTTGGATGAATTTAACAAAGGCATCAAGCTGTGCTTGCTCACTTTTTTGCATGCATGCGACAAAGTTTTGTACGCTGCTGTAGCCTAGGCTTTGCCAGTGATAGCCCATGATTTGAAATTGGCCCCAACTGCAGGACTCTAGCGCAATATCATGATCGATTGTTTGTGCTGATTTTAGCCTTGTGTATTCAGGCCAGCCACCACGATAGCCACCAGGTGCAGCGTTCACTAATTTAGGGTTTTTAGTGGCTAAAGCGTCAGCATCATAGTCTGCTGCTTTTAATCTGCGGTACATAATGTGGCGCTCAAAGAGTATTTTGGCGCGACCGTCTTCAAAGAAGCCTGAGCCTTGGCTTTCTACTTCATTTATCGCTTGCAGTGAGGCGGTGTTAACCCCTAGTTTAAGCGCGGCATTGGCAATGTCTGATTGTGTGAGTAGCTTGGGGTTCTTGTTGCGCGTTCTTAGTGTGCTTAGTGTTTTTTCACCCACCAAACCATCAACAACCAAGCCAACTTTGCTTTGAAACTCCATGACCGCTTTTTCTGTATTTTTATCAAATAGCGCGTCTTCTTTTACGTTGTAGCCTTGCTCAGCCAATAGCTTTTCAACTTCACGAACTTGATCGCCTACATCACCTAATTTAATTAACATTACAATGCTCCTATTTGTTAAATTTGTTGGTTGCCCATAGTTCCATAGCGTAGATTGCGCGGCTGCCCATGTGCCCTGATATGCCGACTAGCGCTGCAGTAATTAATGGGTTTAAATTGGCGGCTTCAGCAAACCAGAATGTGAGTAATCCGGCAAAGCCGGCGGTGACAATTTCACCGATCAATTCAATAAAATTAAAGGCACGTACGTCACCTCGTTTAACTTTGGCAAAAAATGAAACAACGCCGCCCCATACTGATAACAAAATTACCCATAAATAAGTCAGTGCCGCATAGGTGGTTGGGTCTTTTTCAGGCATTGTTTTTCGCTTTCTGTCTTTTTTCAAAATCATCACGGCAATCTGCATCGCAAAATAAAATAGGCTTTGGTAACGGTTCATCACAGTTGTAGCATTTTCCACAGGCTTCAAGCTGTGGCTTGCGATAGCGTAAGCTAACTTCTCTTTGCTTTTCTTCAAGTTGTGTTGCAATGTCGTCTGCTCTCATGTTTTTAATCCCATAACTGTATAACTTGCTTGCTGACGCTTTGCGATGGGGTATCTGGCAGTTCTATTTCATGACCTACTGGCAATATAGGGCCGAGGCCGGCAAGACCAGGGTTTGCGTTTAATACCAGTTCATTCATGCCCTTGGTTTTTCCATATATTCGCCAACAAATGGCGTCTAGGGTGTCGCCTTGGTTTGCTCTAATTTTCATATCAGCTCGATTGTTGTGCGGCCCTTGCCGAGCAAATCACTAATTGCCCAGCGATAATCGCGCCTAAAGTCGCCAGCTGTAGGCTCTAATTCATCGGCACGTTTGTTACCTTCACTGCTGCTGTCGTAATCTCGATAGCGTTCAATTAAGTTAGCTTTGGTGAGGCAAAAAACGGCACGGTTATAGCGGTGGATGTTGCGATTGATGCCGTCGATATTGCTTGCGGGGACGTCTTCAAGTGTGAGGTAGCCGGCTGCAATTTGTTGTAGCTTGTAAGTGTTGAGCTCATCGTTAACACTTGTGATCGCCTCAACTAGACCGTCACGCAGGCGTGCTGAGGTAATGGTTCCATCTAGTCGGACGAGATCTCTTGCTGTTGCAACGATGATATCTGGGAAAAATCCGTCATTGACAATATCAGCTACAACATCTGGTGTGACTGGTATGCTTGCCGTTACTTGGAAGGTCATTTTTGTTTTTGTCCTATAGTGGATGGTGGAAAGGGTGAATAAATTGTTGGAGACCAGTCCGATTTATTCACCCTTTGCCATCCAGTGCGGGGTACGCCTGGTTATGTCAATACGTTATTCCGCGTTGACTAAATTCTTGAGCTCACGCTCGGTTGCTTCTATGTCTTTTTTAACGCCTACCTTGTCATGTAATGACAAGGCGCGGGTAAAGCTTTGCAGTGCAAATTCAAGCCGCTCTTGGTGGCTTGGCACCTCTACTGGCACTAGCAATGGGTTGGTGAGGGCGTAGCCTAATACTTTGTATAACTTGGCTTTCACTTCGTCCGGCATATCTTGCTCTAGCGTGATTTCCATGGCCTGTTTGATGATGTTGATGTCAATCGGCTCTTTTGCGGCATGCGCTTTTAAGTAGCGATCTGCGATTTCTTCTGCGATGACCACTGGCGTGTTGCGTTTGTATTGGTCTGGCATTTTTAAGTTGTGTTTGATTGCGTAAGCGGCAATCGGTAAGGCATCTGCTAGCAAACCTGCGTCGATATTCCACACCATGACGGTCATCAATACGTCATCCTGCACGCCTTGGTCACCTTCAATGACGCCTGCTACCCATGCTGCGTAGTCCGGCAGTAGTTTGATTTTGAGTTCAGCACGTTTTTCCATGGATTGCGTGGCGCTCAGTGAGCGTTTGTCTCCGGCCAGTTTTGCCAGCATGAGTTCATACTGGTTGGCGTTGGCTGGTGCGCGTTCCTCGCCGCTGCCTTGCGCTACTTGCAGGGCGGCGGTGCGGTTTTCAAAGTGTTTACGTGCTGGACTGGTCATGGGTTTGCTTTCTGTGGTTTAAGCTGTGGTTTTAGTAGGTGCCTTGCCTTGTGTGATCAGCTGCTATTAAGCAGTAATCACAATGTTTTCAGCCAATGCGCCGCAGCCGTAGTCTTCAACTACGTAAGCGTCATTAGATGACTCGTAGTTTTCAACTTGATCGCGTTTTGGATTGTCGATCACAGTGCGGCGGCGTGCGCCTTCTTGGTAGTACAGGCTTAAATTGTCTAAGCGTGTCACCAGAATTTTGTTAGCCGGGAAGTAAGGCACTGAAACTGCCGGAATGCCGCCGATGCGTTTTTGGCTCTGAATCACTTGTGCTGCCAGTGTTTCTGACGGTGCTTGTGTGGCGTTAACCAGCGGGAAGTATTTATCGGCCATTAAATCGCGGCCTACAATCGCTACCAAGTCAGTATCTTCGCGGTACCATGGGTCAATTAAATTGTTGATCATGTCGAACACGAGTGCGTCTAGGTTTTTGTAGTCGCCTGCTGCGCCGATGTTGATTTCACCGGATGCGGCCACTACTTCCGCAATCACGCGGGCTGCTGCGTTTTCGCGGTATTTTTGCAGCCAGCCTTTGTTCACGTCTTGCAATAACGGGTTAGCCACTTTATCGCTTGTTAATGCACGGCTGGTACCGTTAAAGCCGATCATGATACGGTCTAGCGCCTGACGTGTCAGGATGGCATCACGGATGCGGGTTTGAAAGTCTGGAAACTTAGCCCATGCATCCAATTTTGAATACTTTAGGTGTGTGTCAAAGTTGGTTTGCGTGCAGATGTAGCCGTTTGCATCCAATTCAGATAAGTCAGTCGTCGCGCGGTCAGTCGTCGCTGTGTTGGTGGTGCCTGCTACCGGGCCGCCGATGCCTAAGCCTAGTTTTTCACCTTGCTGCTCAGTGACGCCGACTACGTTAATGCGGCCTAAGAAGTCGGTGGACTCGGCCATTTTGCTTTCCAGCGTTTGCTGGATGGTTGGGTCTACCGTGAATTTCTCGGTGGCTGAGGCTACGCCGCTGAGTAATGCTACTTGTGCCAGGTAGGCGCTGAATAAAAGGCGGGTTGAATTTTTCATTGTTTGCTCCGATGGGCTAAATTTGAAATCGTTAAAATGAGTGTGCTGGGTTGGTTAGCAGTCGGTTGCTACGGTGCCGTTGCCGCCTGTTGCGCGGTTGCGCGGTTTGCTGCCGGAAGGTTCGTTATCTAGCTGCGTTTTTAACTCGGTGAAGGCTAGTCTATCGGTTGCGGTGTCGTCACTGAGTTTTTGCACTGCGGCAATCAGGCCTTGCAGCTGCGTGGCGTGTGCCGAGAATTTATCGAGCATGGATTGCTGGCTAACGGCAATGGCTTCTACTGCCTGGCTGATGCCGCTGAAGTTTTCAGTATCTGCCGTGGCTTTTTTGCCGAGCAGGTCTTTGACTTTGTTAAACAGAATGGTGCCGAGGCTGTCTACCTGCGCTTCGGTTTCCATTTCAATGCCGGTTTCTTCAGCGACCGTAAACAGGTTGTCGGCATTTTGCTTGCGGTGTGAAAATAGCTTAATCGCTTCAGTGCCGAGTGATGCCGGGCTATCTGTAATTGCCAAACCTGCCAGATAGGCTTGCCCTGATTTTGCAAAGTTCGGTTGAACTTCCATCGAAGTGTAGATTTTTTGGCGCTGTTTGTTGAATTCGACCAACTCTTCGGTGACGTCCAGTTTTGCGAATAGCGCAAGTTTCTTTTCACCGTCGATGGTGACTTCTTCGGATTTAGTTTCTAGCACATCTCCATACGCCTTGAATTGGCTATCCGGG